CCGGCTCGGCCTGCTCGGGGGTGAGTACGGGTGCGTCCTCGGGCATCACGCCCAGTGCGATGGCGGCTGCGACGTCCGCGGCCGTCGTGATCTTGCGCTGCGTCACGTTGGTGACCTCCGCTGCACCGGCTGCCGTCCCGGCGGGATGGCTGTGCCGTGCTCACATCGTACCGCACGGGTCCACCCGGGCCACGCTCCGGCCGTGCTCCGGGGCTGGGCGGCTGGGCGGCTGGGCTGGGCGGCTGGGCTGGGCTGGGCGGCTGGGCACTACATGTAGTGGTATGTCGGCGGGCGATACACAACATGTTGTGTTTCCTGTGGCCCGATGTGGCAGGGGTGAGAGTGTCCGCTCAGAGCGACACAGGGCCACCCATGGGGCGCGACCGGCCCGGTTCCGGCGAATTGCAATGGCGGCCGGGGGTGCCGGATCTTTCGGCGGATCGGGCGGACAGACGGACAGGCCGCATTTCCCCCCCAAATGCCTAATAAACACGGGGCAAACCGTGAGAATGGTGGCACATGGAGGCAGTGGTGGCTTCCCCGGAAATTTCTTTGGCTCTATAGGCATCGCGTGGATTTTATCTGCGGAGGCACCACTGCCACCACTGCCACCACTCACGCTCGAACACTGGTCGGAAAGGACCCTTGACACATGTAGCAGGGTGCGGTAATGTTTGAGTACCCCCCCAGCAGGGGGACCCACCGCAAACGGCTGAAAGGAGCCACATGTTCATTCCCGCACCGACGGCGTCTGGGTCCATTCCCGAGATCGAGGATGGCCTGTACGTCGCTCGTTTCAACGACATCACGCAGCGCGTGGTCGAGGCGTTCAAGACCGACAAGGACAAGTTCGGCAAGCCCGACGACGGGGTCCGGTTCGACTTCAGCGCGACCATCCTCGATGACGAGGGGCAGCCGGTGCTCCGCTCCGACGCGGAGGACCCCGACCAGACGCTCGACCTCCGGCAGGCCAAGAGCGTGAAGGTCTTCTCCAGCGACGAGCGCAGCAACTCGTACTTCTACCTGAAGGGCATCCTCACCCCGGGCGAGTTCCAGTCGTGGCTGAACAGCACGCCGGAGAACCCGGTGGACCTGAGCGGCGTGGCCGGTCGGCTCGTCAACGTGCAGGTGACCCACAACGACAAGGGATGGCCCCAGATCGAGGCGTTCCTCGGCCCAGCGAAGAAGGGGAAGTAGGATGGCCCCCTCCCGCACCATGACCGTCATTCAGGCGGCACAGACGGCGGGCTGCCACCCGGAGACGATCCGGCGTGCCATCCGCGCCAAGGAACTGCTCGCCACGCGCGAGCCGACCAAGCGGGGTCGCGGCTTCGTCATCTCCGCTGCCGACCTCGCGGCGTTTCTGGAGAAGCGCCGCACCTCCTAGCGCAGAAAGGATTTCAATGCGTAAGGTTCTCTCACTCCTGTCCAGCATCGTCCTCGTCGGAGGGCTGATGGGGGCATTCGCCGCTCCCGCGCTGGCAGACAGCCCGGACGCGTACCACAAGAACTGCGGTACATACGACACGGGCCACAACCCCACGATGTACTTCGTGAAGCATCACGATGAGCCGGGGTTCGGCGTCAACATCGAGGCTGTTCGCGGAACCATCCACGTCGGGAACAGCAACAAGGGCTACACCTGCGTTCCGAACGGTGAGACTGGGAACACCTACATCTGGGCTGCAAACCTCCAGAACGAGTCCGGTGCTGGGATCATCCAGTGGGGCATCTGCCGCATCGGCAGCACGGGGACGTGGAAACTCTGCTACAACCTGTTCGACGGCCTTGGGGGCAAGGGCATCCATGAGATTGTCAGTCCTGATGCCATTCCCATCGTTGCCGGACATGACTTCTACTTCCAGATCACGGGGTGTAAGACAACCCTCGGCAACTGGCAGTGGTGCCTCTACGTCGATGACCTCGATGCCCTGAGTGGCGATCCGACGTTCCGCGTCGGGCGATCTTGGGACTTCAATGATGGGTTCCAAGCGTGGTGGGGCGTCGAGGTTCAGGACTCCGGCGGGGTCATGGGCTACAGGAGCGGTACTGACAGCAAGACCTACATCTACAACATGATGTACAAGCGCCACGACACCAACCAGTGGGTGTACCGGCAGCAGTCGAGTTGCACCGTTCTCAATAACACTGGCATCCGGTCCATCTACTTCAAGTGCGCCACCGACAACACGACCTACACAAACGACACCATCCGGGTGTACACCCTCCCGATGTAGGTCCAATCACAGCCCGACACCCGGGGCGGCGAGGGGCTTGGCAGTCGCACTGCCTCGCACGCCCCGCCCCGGGGTTCGGGGGCTTCTGGAGTTCTCATGCCTGACACCACCCTGCTCGACGCCGCCCTCGACTACCTCGCGGCTGGGATGCACATCCTCGCCCTGACCGGAAAGAAGCCGAACGTCCTCGTCCACGGCGACTCTTGGTCGTGGGAGAACTCGTTCTGGGGCGTCCCGCAGGGGACCGACCTCGCTAAACTCACTGCAAACTTCACCGGCAAGGGCACGACGGGGATTGCAATCCTCATCCCGCCGGGGTTCCACGTCGCTGACGTCGATACCGACCGTGCAGCGGAACTGCTGCTGGAGTGCGGCTTCACCGCCAGCGACGAGACGATCGCAGCGCAGACCAAGAACGGCATCCACGTCTGGTTCTGGGAGCCGGACGCCGACCGCAACCGCTGGCTCGGTGACGGGAAGGAACCCAACCCGGGCCGCACCCTCCTGTTCAAGGGCTTCGGTGGCTACGTCGTGGCCCCTCCGTCGGCCCACTTCAACAATGACGGCGAGAAGGACGGCGTCTACGAGTGGATCAACCCCCTCGTCGTGGACGGGGTGGCGCAGATGCCCGACACGCTGCCCGCTGAGGCCCGAAGGCGCTTCCACCGCGCCGACGTGTGGGCCGAGGTCCGATCATCTGACGCACAGCCGGTGAGCCACTTCACACTGGTCCCGGCCGAAGGTGTAGCATGGTGGCTCTGGGAGAAGAAGTGGGAATATCAGACCGCAGGACTGGAGCGTGCCATCGAGACAGCCGCAGATGGCAACCAGAACAACGTGATCCACTGGGCCGCAAGCGTCTGCCGCGACGAGGGCGTGCCGTACGACATTGCAATGGAGCGGCTGATGGAGGCCGCAAAGCGTGGTAACCACCCGCAGGAAAGAGCCAGAAGCACAATCAGAGGCGCCTACAAGCGTGCCCGACGGTAAGCCGCCCCGCCTTGCTCCGACATCATCGCGGGACGACTACTACGCTGGGCTGCTGGCCTACCCGTCGTCCGACCTCGGCATCGGTGACATCGTCAAGTTCGATCACTCGACCGGGAAGTGGCACATCTGGAACGGTGTGCGCTGGGAGCCGGACAAGGACGACAAGATCATCGACATGATCCGCAACTGCCTGTTCGATTGGATCGCGGACAATGATCGCAACGGGCACGCTGACGCCAACAAGACCCTGCTCCCGCTGCTGGACTACGGCCGCAAGCAGCAGGTGCTCAAAGCGCTGGCGTCGATGCGCGGGATTGCAATGTCCGGCGACGAGTGGGACGCCGATCCGTTCCTCATCGGCTTCGAGAACGGCGTGATGGACCTCAGAACAGGCGTTCTGGACGAGCATCCCAGCCCCGACACGATGGTCAGCAAGTCCACCGGCATCGTCTGGGACCAGAACGCCGACATGTCCCCATTCCTCGACTTCATCACCGAGATCATGTCCGGTGACCACGACGTGTCGAACTACCTCCTCAACGTCCTCGGCTACTCCCTGATCGGCGTGAACCAAGAGCAGAAGTTCTGGATGTGGGTGGGCCGTGGGAGCAACGGCAAGGGCATCCTCGCCCGCACAGTGACCAAGGCGCTCGGGGACTACGCCTACAGCCCTCCCGACACGCTCTACATGCGGACCAAGGTCGGTGCGGCCACCAGCAACACCCCCCGGCCGGAACTCCTGAAGTTGAAGTCGATGCGCTTCACGTTCATGTCGGAGCCGCAGGGCGGCCAGTTCAACGAGGAACTGCTGAAGGCTCACACGGGCAACGACCCAATCGAGGCGCGCAACCTCTACTCGACCCGGTTTATGACCTTCACCCCCAGCCACAAGATCAACTTCCTGACCAACGAGCCTCCGCGAACCGACGACGTCGGCCCCTCGATGCAGCGCCGCGTTCGGATCATCAAGTTCCAAGAGGACTACTCCCCGGGGAGCGGACGCGAGGACAACACGCTGGAGGGACGGCTCCAGACGCCGGAGGGGTTGCAGGGAGTCATGCGCGCTCTGGTCGAGTACGCCAAGGACTACCTGAAGACGTCGCTCCTCCCGGAGCCGCAGGCTGTCACCAACTGGTCGCGGGCCTACATCGCGGACAACGACCCGATCACCGCGTTCCTCAGCGCCAAGTGCGTCGAGGAACCTGACGCAGAGGCCAAGGGCGGTGAGTTGTACAAGTCGTTCTCCCAGTTCTGCGCCGATGGTGGCTACGAGGACATGAGCATGACCCCGTTCGGGCGCCACATGGCGTCCCGGTTCGTCAAGAAGGTGCGGAGCGCGGGCAGTTTTTATCTCGGTGTGCGCCTGAAGAATTCCACGGACTGGGCGTCGGAGACGGAAGATGCAGAATGACCTCACATTCCTGCTCCGGAGGTCAATTTCAATGGTAAAAAGTAGTCGAGAGGAGGCAAAAGTCGCGTTTCGGGCCGCTGGCGCGGCCAATTGCCCTCATTGCGGGCGCAAGCACCGCTCCATTACGAACGAGATGTGCCTAGATCGTTCGATGAGCGAGCGTAATCTCCAAGATCGTGTGGTAAGGCGCGCGAAGAGGCTCGGATGGGACGTCAAGCACGTCGGAAAGGGCCTCACCGGGGCTGATGGCGTGTGGATTTCCACTGCGAAGGGGTTTCCTGACCTCTTCATGCTGCATGAGGGTATGAGAAGGGCCTTGGCCGTCGAGTTGAAGCGGGAGCAGGGCGAATTCGAGCCGGGTCAGTTGGAATACCTCCAGTTGCTGAACCTCTGTGGCATCCCTGCCGTCGTGATCCGGCCCTCCGATTTGCGTGAGGGTCGCGTAGATGCCATTCTGGGGAAGCAATGAAGATTGACGCCAAGTGCCTTGTGTGCAAGAACCAAGACCGCAGGCGCGTGATCGAACTCGCATGGAACGGGGGCGTGAGTGCGGCTGCCTTGGCGCGCGTCTTCGAGGCTGACAGGATCGCGTCCGCTGCGTTCGTCAGGCACTTCAAGGACCACACGGACGGCGAGGGGTTCGCAAGGCGCATCGAGGTGGACGAAGAGAAGCCGATGCGCGAGCGGGTGTACGACATCCAGCGGACACAGGTCGAGGAACTGGAGCGGCGCATCTATCTCGCGCAGCAGAAGGCCGCCTCCATGAACGCCCTGCACGCCGGAGACGAGGACTGGACCCCCGTGGACTGGTCCGACTTCTACGACATCCTCGACAGGAACGCTCAGGCGGCGATCAATACCATCCTGAAGACGCAAGGGTTGATCGACAACCGGGAGAAGGCGCAGGGCGACCTGAAGTTGGGCCTCTTCGACGCCATGTCCCGTGCTGGGCTGGCCCCGAAGGCACTGGTTGGCGATGTTCCCCGGCTGACGGAGGGCGACGATGGCGACGACTGACTTCCTCGCTGAGTTCCAGCGGTGCCGGTGGGACCCGGTGCGCTTCGCCCGGGTCTTCCTCGGCATCAAGTTGCACCCGGGGCAGAAGCGGATGGTCAATGCCTACATCAAGCGGACGGAGAGCCGCTGGCGGGCCTACTACTACTGGATCATGGTCGCAGCGGGCAACCGCGCGGGAAAGACGCTCGCCCTGTCGGTGATCATCCTGCACTCGACGGTCTACCGGACGGGCATCATGCCGCCGAAGAACAACAGTCAGGAAGAACTCACGCGCTACGGCCAGTTGCCGTACCACTGGTGGCACTTCGCCGTCGAGCAGGCTCCGGCAGAACAGGTGTTCACCGAGATCGTGTCGCTGCTGGGCGGCCAGCACCCGGCGCAGTCCAATGGCTGCCCGTGGGCCACCGCCGCCGGGGGCGCCGAGAAGATTGCAATGGCGTCCGAGACGGCGGGCATCCCGTGGACAAACGGCGGTCGCAAGGAGCGTGGTGAGTACGCGTGGATCAAGTTCGCTGACGAACTTGGTGGAGGGCAAATCCACTTCCGCTCCACCAAGGCCAAGGCACTGAGCGCCATCGGCATGAACATGCACGGATTGTCATTCGATGAGGCTGGGCTTCAGGAGTCCCCGACCCTGCGCTACCTGCTGGAGGAGGTCATGCACGCCCGCCGCCTGTCCACGGGCGGGCAGTTCGTCCTCATCTCGACACCGTCGGCCGACACGTCCACAGAGTTCGAGGACTTGTGGTTCACGGGCGACCCGGACGACCCGTTCCGCGATCCGCGCCGGTACTCCATGCGGATGTCCACCCGCGAGAACATCGGCTTCGGCATCGACCGCGAGTCCTTCGACGCCCTCATCGCCCACCAGCCGCAGGCATGGATCGACCAGAACATCGACGGCAAGTTCATTCAGGCGTC